GTGGCCCATAGTTTTTGAGAAGCCATGATGCGGTGACGCGTGAAGTGAAGATGCAGTTTTCTGGTACAACGTCATCGTCTTCCATTGGGGCAGCGAACGTGTCCAACGGGTTGCGTACAACCCATTTTGGGGTGAGGGTGGCGAAGTCTGGTTTGATGAAGACTGGGGAGGATGAGTATGCGAGGAGGTGTCGTGCGCGGCGACGCAGTTTCATCTGCATCTTGTTCTCATCCCAGAACGACAGCAATGCTTTCTTGCGCATACGCGCATACTTCTTGGCGTTCTCCGAACCTTCCTTCACCGGAGGGAAGAACGGTGATGGCATCGTGGACGATACACGCATCGACATCTGATCTAAGCCCTGCACGAGCAGGTTGGCGACGTTAGTTTTCGCGTTGCGGTCTAGTTCGTTGAGTGGTACTACGACGTCGCCGTTGGCGAGGTCGCGCACGCGACGCATCTGCTCATGCACGGGTCCAGCAGCCAATCGGCGCTGGTGGTACAGTTCTACAATTTCGTCAAGCGACCTCAAAGGTGGCTCCTATTTTCCAGTAATGCGACTACCGCCACCACCGCGCATGTAACTTCGCATACCTTCCAATACGGAACGAGTACCAAACTCAGAGGTGCGACCAGAAAGCGAATCTTTTGCGGCTCTTTGATATGCGGCTGTTTCTTTTCCATACGGACCAAAAATGTCACCTGATTGCACTTGCACGTATGCTTTTCCGCCACGCAAAAAATATCGGTCCCTGTGTATTTCGTCGTCAAGGTCGCCAGATTTCTTTTTGTTGTTTGCACGCTTCTTGGCCATAGTGGTTCTCAGGATAACACATCATATCCAGGTTGGGCGCCACATGCGTGGTGGACGCTTCACCGGACCGAGTTGAGGCATGTGTAGTTCTGCGAACCAGTGTGCCATTACGAGGTCGGTGCCGTTCTTTTTGTTGCGAGTCCAACTGGACATTTCCTCAATGAACGCGAGCGTCTTCCAGTTTTCTCTCATCGTCGGCAAGCGAACCTGCCCTGCTCTCCACAGGGGTGGCAGTAGTGCTTCGACACCTAGGTTTTCGTCTAGTTTGTTGCGGGAGGTCGTATGAGGAACAACCATGACACCGTGAAGGGCTTGCCACTTGCGAACGAAGTCGTGAGCCAACAGGAAGCGTTGGGCGGCGTTGACTTCAACTATCCAATGGGAGATCGGGTAGCCCATCTCGAACGACCTGTTCTGCCAAACCTCCATTATGCCGCCGTACTGTCGGCTAGAGGTATCAAAACCAAGTAGCTCCTCAGCAGTCAGTTTGGTTCGTTCAACGTCTATCAGGTAGCGCAGGTTGGTGTTGGGTTGGAATAGCCACCATTGGACTGCCCAAAAGTTTGTGGGGCTGGGGTCTACGGATGCAATTGAGATGATTGGGGGTTCTAGGCCGCCTGGGATGTAGCCGGCTTTGCGGTCACCGTCAATGCACCCTGGGTACAGTACGCCGTCGTTGCCCATGCCGCCTGTTGCCCAGACGCGTTCAATCAGGTATTGGCCTTGTGCCATGTCTTCTTGTTGGTAGATGACTTGGAACTTGGCGGGCGTCGAATGTTTCAGGTACGAGAGGTCTTTCCATGACAAGCGGTATGGGTCGAGGAGTGGTCCGTTGGGCCATGGTGGTGCCGTAGTCTTACGAGATTCTCTGCCGGTGTCGAGTTCGTCGTAGTAAGCCTTGTAAATAAAGTGGGTGTACTTGGATTTTTTTTCTGGTTCTTTGACGTCGGAAATGTCGGTGACGTCGGCCCCGTCGTACGCGTCAGGGTCCTCCTCGTAAGTCACTTTGGACAAACAGTGGGCGTAGAGATCACCTGGCCCGAGACGCTGCCCGATGACAGCCAGCAAGCCACCTGGGTCGACGCGTGCCTCAGCGACGGTATCCCACCGTTCCAAAAGTTTGTCGCGGGCAACGGACTCTTTGGCGTTCTCTGGGGTTGCCACGTCGTCGAACAAACAGAGGTCGGCACGATGACCGATGAACTCTGAGTCAATACCATACGACGACACCGTAGGTTCCTTGTTGTCAAGGCCAGATAAGTCTTCTTGTTCGACGATGAACTCCTCAGCACGCCACAACGCACCGCTCGATGACGGTTTGAATCGCCCATAGTCGATGGAGAGGCAGCCTTCGGCGTTGAGTGCCAACCCTTTCTCCACAAGAATCGGATCAGGGCTGAGAGGAAACGGTCGTTCCAACGTTTCCCTGATACGACGGCTGTACATCTTCGCCAACGTTTGCGTAGCCGAACCAATCAGCACACGAATCTTACGATTCCGTACAATCATCCAACACGCAAAGTCGTGAAACAATGTCGACTTGCCTGCTCCTGGGGGACAGTTGATGCAAATGAACTCTTTCTCCGGTGATTCCAGCATTTTCACAATCTTGTATGCGGCATCCACCTGCCACGGGCTAGGAACCCTCCCCAAGTATCGTCGGCGGAAGTAGTCAAAATCATCCCAACCCCTCTGCGCCTCGGGACTAAGACGCTCATAAGGGATAACAGGTGGTAGATCAGCGACGTCCATCGCATGTTTCCATGCATCATTCTGCACACCACCCTGCTTTTTGCGCACTTGACCGACTTCTACTTCAGCAAGTTTGATTTCGGCAGTAGCTTTACGTCGTTTCGCTTCCCACTGGGATGCGGTGTTGGGGTGGATGCCAGCAATTTTTGCAGCATCTTGTATAGACATCCCTGATGCCCTGGATTGCCAGTAGCGGGCTACGTCTTGTGGCGGGATTTGCCGTCTCCCCGAACGACCAGCAGGCATTACTTCTTGTTCTTCCCGCCTCCGCGAGCGCGCTTCTTTGCAGTCGATACAGCATCCTTCACGTAACCGACACCCTTTTGCGCAGCATATAGACCAGCAGCGCCACCAATCCCACCAGCCGCAGCACCCCTACGACCAGCACTTGAAAGTCGCGCCCAATCATTCGCTTGCCTTGTGGCCTGAGCTTTTGCAATTCCTTCAATTTGTTTAGCAGTCAAATCAGGTTTCTTCACAAACACATCTTTGCCTTTGAATACGCCCTGCGGCGTATACACATCAGCTTGTTTCGACACACGAACAGTCTTTCCGGTAGCGCTCGGTGCTTTGCCCAAACCGCGAACAAGATCGTCAGCAACATCATCACCGATATTACGAATAGCGTTCTTGACAGGCGGCGTTTTCAATACCGAACTTATAGCTTTTACAAACAAACTTTTTACACCACCAACACCCATCTCGGAACGCTTCACTTGTCCTGATGCGATTGCGTTGATGTACGCAGCTTTCGATCCGTAACCGCCCCAATCGTTTGAAGAATCACCACGCTTGATTGCTTTAGCCATTGTGCCTGCTAGCATACACGCTGCCGGTCGGCGTTGATCGCATATGGGTTGTGCGACGGGTTGTTGGCGTCGACCGGCACCTGCTACACTCTCATCGCCACGTCGAGAGACGCGCACAACACCCAAAGAATACGGACCCTAAACGATTACATTCCTCCTCACCACAACTATCGGTGAGGGCAGCATGGTTAGATCGCACGGGATGAGTGGCCTGAAAAGGGGACCGATGGTGGTCGCCTTCTTTCGGTATCAAGACAGACGGGTTCAGGCGTAAAACAGAACTTGGGGGGGCTAAAGAAATGCCTGACGCCTCGCATACGCTCGTTGTCCTAGCGCCCTCACATACGTTCGGTTGCTACCACCGGTGCTTACACAACTTCGAGAACAGGCGCGACCAGGCGCAGCACAAAAGATAACATTCACCCCCCACCTCCACCCCCACCTCCCTCCGAGCAAAAACGGCGCGCCACAAACACCCGCAACCTCACGACCCGCGAGACCCAACCACAAAAATGACCACACACAAAACCACTAATACATACTCTCTGGCCCCCTGGCCTCGGCATACCCTCGGGGGTACGGGTGGTGGTGTGGGGCATGGTGCCGGCCTCTCGTGTTCGGTGTGGTCGGCATCGATGCGAGCGAGATCGCTCAACGCGAGCGGGCTTTACGATACCGGCGTTGCGACAAGTAGGGGCCGGCGGTAGTTGGTAGCGGGCTGCTGGCGTCGCCTACTGCGTGGTGGTGGTGGCTGGATAGGGCAAGGCCGCCAGCGTTTTGCGCTGACGGCCTCGGCCTGGGGGTTGGGTGTTGTGGTGTTAGTTCATGCGGCGGGGCATGATAAGTACGCGGGCGGCGAGGTTGTTGTTGTCGATGGTGTAGATCATCGGTTTTGTGTTGCCGTCTTTGTGTTGGGATACGTGGCGTATTTCGGTGGCCTTCATTTGTTTTGCGGTTTTTGCGAGGCGTGCGAGGTAGGCGGGATCGATTGCGTAGGGCTGAATGGTGGCGTGTTGGTCCTGGAATAGTCCCCATGTGCGTGGCCAGATTTGTTCACTGCTGTTGTCTCGGCGGCCTGTGGTGGTGCCGGCGAGGGTTCGTAGTTCCCATGTTTCTGGGGTGAGGGTGAGCACGGTCTCGCCGCTGACTTTTTTGGGCATGGTTGCGAGTATGGCGGCGGGATCGATGAGCGTGGCCTCGGTAAGGGTGTGGGCGACTCGGTGGGTGATCTGGATCAGGTTGTAGCTGTCTGTGGCTTCCCATTTGAGGGCGGTGGTGGGTTCGTCTTTGACGTGTTCCACGATGATCGGTTCCACGCGTGCGAGGGTGAGCGCTGCGCGGCTGAGGTCTGCCGTGGTGTATAGGTCTAGGACGGTGAGCACGGTGTGAAGCGTGCCGGCGTCGGCTGCTAGTTGTTGGGTTGTTGTTGTGGTGTTCATGGTTGGTTTCTCCTATTGGTTGTGGGTTGTTGTTCGTGGCCGGTTGGCCGCGATTCTGTGTGCGCGTCGGCGGTTGTTGCGTTGGCGTTCTTGGTCGATGCCGGCGTCTTTGCCGACGTAGTAGGCGGCGATTATGAGGCCGTTTGCGAGGGCGAATACTGTCCAGGTCATACGCTGCGCCACGTGTGGCCGGTGGCCTCGTCGTAGTAGTAGTCCATTTCTAGGTCGCGTGCGAACTTTTCATCGTCAAAGTATTGGGCGAGGTGGTCGGGTAGTTCGTCAAGTAGGCCAGCGTTGACTATGAACTCATTAGCACACTCTAAGAATGTGTCCCATTGGCCGGAGTAGTTGTCGGCGTCGTAATCGATGAGGGCATTTAGTGACGTGGCGCCGAGCCAGCCGGCAAGAATGGTGATTTTTTCTAGGTCACCATGTCGGTTTAGTTCGGCGAGGCTTTCGGCGTCGTTGTAGAACGCGGTCAGGGTGCGCGACGTTGTGGGCACGTGTTCTGTGTCAAAGATTGCGAACTCGTCGCCGCCACACTTTACGCACGCGGCGTACTTGGTGCCGCTTGGGTAGTTGGCGGGTTCTGCTTGGCCGCCATAGGTAAGGGTTGTTTCGTTGTGTATGGAATCGATGAGATCGTCATCGGCCTGTTGTGCGGTGATCCATTTGCCGCGAAGCGTGCCGTTGTTGTAGCACGCGAGGCAGCCGATCCAGGCTGCCGGTTCGGTGTGTTGTTGGGTGGTGGTCATGGGTTTATCCTTTCGGGTTGGTCATACCATTATGGGGTAGGGGTGGGCTACTTGTCAAGCGTTGTCGGCGTTTATTTTTCGTCAAGCATGGCGAGGACGTCGGCGCGGGTGCCGTGGGTCAGATCGATGATTGATACCGTCGGCGGGAATAGTGCGACGATGACGCCATGACCGGCGGCCCATACGCGAGCCGCGTCAAGTGTGGAGAATGGGCCGAATGAGATCGGGCCGGCGGCGGTCCGTAGTTCTACTAGGTAGTTCATACCTTCACAGAGTCGCGCTGTGTGTCAAAGTGTCAAACATTCCGAGCGCCGGCCCGATGATCCGTTTTGATGCGGGTTAGTCGGCGTCGGTATCGGTTGCGCCGCGAGCGAGTCGGCGTCGCTGGTGGTAGCGGTGCCACGCCAGGTAGCTGACGGCGAGTGAGCCAACGAGCCTTGCGGCCCACACTCCGTAGCCGTCGGTAGGGCTACCGGTAGTGATACCGAGTATGAGGGTGGCGGCGAGCGCGGTAGCCCACGCGTCGGTGAACGTCGTCCTACCGTTCATCGCGGCCCGTAATCTGTACGTCGTCGTAGCCTTCGTCGATGTATCCGGCGGCAAGAGTGTGCGCGTCGGACCATGAGAGAAGGTAGTCGTTCACCTCGATACCACCTACCCACACGGAGTAAGTGCGGGGTGTTGCGTGGATACCTTCGCGGTTCATGCGTTGTCTCGGTAGGTTGCGATCAGGTTGCGGCATAGTTTTGTAGTTTCGCCAAAGTAGCCGTGTTTCCATGCTTGCTCGTAGTACCAAAGATCGGTCCATGACCAGCCTTCGGTGTTGAGATCGGCTGGTAGTTCGTCGAACGGCCCAGGTAGGTCGTAATCGGCGGGGCCGCCGCCGGTTTCAGCTTTGCGTACCCATTCGACTGCGTGATCCCATTCGGCGGGGTCGAGTTGCCAATAGTGGTGCGCGGCCTCGCAACCATAGTCGTATGCCATTTGTACGATTTTGGCGCGGCTCGGTGTGCCGGTAGTTTCCATTAGTTGTCTCCTGCGGGTTCGGTGGTGTCGTCGGTATCGGACCACCAATAGGACACGTCAAGGTCGTATTGGTCGGTAATGAGGTTCTCGGCCAGCACTATTGCGTCGTCGGCGTTGAGAGCTGCGACGGTGGTGGTAATGGAGGCCCACGTGTGACTAAACGTGACGTTCCATAACGTGCGTTGCGGTGTTGCGGTTTTCATTAGTTGCCGCCTTCGCCGTTGTCGTCGGTCCAGAACGGTGTTGGCGCGAACTCGCCTTCGTCGGTGAACCGGCGGGTTAGTTCGTGGCACTCGTTGTATGTTTCGATGACGTACTCGGCACTTGTGTACGCTTCGCATTGTTGGCGGGCGTAGCGGTAGAGCTTGCCGTTGAGCGTGTCGATCATGTCCTGGGTAGCGTCGTAAAGGTCGCCGTGTTCGATGTATGCCTCGTCGTCGGTTTCCACGCACTCCACTCGGCTGCCGCCGTAGTTGCGGCTGCTGACGCGTGCGTAGGTGACGCCTTCCGGCCACGCCAGGTTGGGCAGGTCGGATCGGTGGAGCTTGCCCTCGATACTTGCGTGATCGGACTGTGAGTATGAGACGGACCAGAAGATTCGTACGCCGTACTTGTCTGCGAGTTCTCGGCGGCTGAGTACTGTGCCGTCGCTGCCGGTGGCGAGCATCGCAAAGTAGCCTGCGAGGTCTTCGGCCACCATGTCTGCGTCGAGTGATTCCCACGCTTCATTACACAACACTTCGAGCGCACGTTTCTGTGCGTCGGGTGGTAGCTCGTCGTAGGTGTAGACGTCGCGGGTTGCTGTTACTTTCATGGGTTGTTTCTCCTTGGGTTGTTCCCGTTCGTGACGGGCTACCACTCAGGATAAGGGTATCGTTGGGGTGTTGTCAAGTACCCTGCCGCTTTACTTTTCGTCAAGCCCCAACTCACGCCGCCACTCCCCCACGATCACCGCCAGCTCCTCATCGGACCACCACTCCAACGGCAACTCCACCTGGCGAGGATCGTCACTCACTTCGCCACCATCACCACCGGCGTCGAGCCATGCGCCTGCGGATTACGACAGACCGGCGGCGTCGAAGGCCGCACATGAAGCACCACCGTCTGACTACAACGCGGGCATCGGTAGCTGGTAGTTCTACGCATCAGTCGGTAGCACCTGCGTCGGTAGCGGTAGCGGTAGCAATAAGGATTTCACCGATCCATTGTGCGACGGGTGAGGCTACGCCGTTGCCGCATTGTTTGTATCGGTGGGTGTCTGATTGTCCTGCTGTCCAGTCATCGGGCCAGCCCATGAGTCGTTCACATTCGAGTGGGGTGAGGCGACGTACGGCCATTGTTGGCGTGAATAGTTTTTGGTCGTTCGCGGTTTTGATTGCCAACGACATGTCTGCCGATACCAACGGCCCTTTGCCTCCACCTGGTTTGCCTTCTCTATCACGCAACACATAAGCGACAGCTTGGCCGTTACCTTCTCTGCGTAATGTCGGCCACGCTGCTTCCGATGGCTGCGCCGAAAGCCCCTGCGTGTGAGAGAAAGCAATCATTGACTCGTCACTCTTGTCAGCGCTTGATGCAACTGTATCGGTAGCGTTTTGTTTCTTCTTTCGGCGCGTCTGAGTATTCCTTGACACGCTTTGGCTGACAGGTAATAGCGGGTCGGGACATCTTGCTGCGGTTCCAGAATCGAAGACAGAGATGAGGAACACTCGTCTACGCCTTTGGGGGACTCCGAAGTATTGTGCGTCCAACACAGCCCATTCGCTGAAACACGCCCCTGCTTCAGCCATTTTGTTGAGGACAACACCGAAGTCGTTGCCTTTGTTTGAAGACAAAGCTCCGGCGACGTTTTCCCAAATAGAGATTCTTGGGTATTTTCCATTAGTTAGCTCCCTTAGTTCGTTGATAATCCTGATTCCTTCAAAGAAAAGACCAGAGCGTGAACCTTCCAGCCCTGCTCGTTTGCCACCGACCGCTAAATCTTGGCATGGTGATCCCCACGCAACGACGTCTATGACGGGCGCGTGGGCGAGGATGTGTTTGCCGGTGAGGGTGGAGATGTCCCCCCATCGTGGAACGTGAGGCCAGTGGCGTTCAAGGATGTTGGTGGCGTGTTTGTCCCATTCGCATTGGAACACGGTTTCCATACCAGCAGCTTCTAAGCCGAGGTCAAATCCTCCGACACCCGAGAACAGTGATAACACTTTCATTATTTCCCCTTGGGTTTAGGTTTCTTTTTCTTCCAGTTGTTGTCTGCTGATGTCAGTTTGCCCATGCGGTATGCGTGACAGGGGCAGCCGCAAGTGTCATGTATCTGTTGAGGGAGCGGTGTCAGTGCTCTCTCGACCGTCCCGCAGTGGAGGCAGGTTCGCCAAATCCCACCATTGGTCGCCCCAAATGGAGGCTGGGTGCAGTCCCATTCGGACTGCAACTTTGTCTGCTTGCGGTTCGGGGATGCCATGTTTTTTCCAGTTCCAAATAGTTCCGGAGTTCACTTGTGCAACTTCCGCCAAATCTTCTGCCGTGATTTCGCCGTTGAACATTCGTTCCAACGCTTGATACGGGAGGCGGTGTTGTTTGACGAACATTAGAACGGTTCTTCGTCCAACGTTTTTGGACCTGATGCCGTGATGTTCCTGGTTGGTATCACGTTTTGTGGTGCGTTGTCGGTAATCGACCACAGTTGGGCGTCATCAAACTTGGCTGCGCAACCGACCAGATAGACGGTTTTGGTTTCGCCGTTCTTGTTCGTGACTTCAATTTGTTCGTTTGGTTGCCCGTCGTGGCGAATCTTTACGCCCCATACGCCGCTTTTGAGTTTGTACCACGTTGCTGCTGACATTATTCATCTCCCCTTTGTTGGATGAGGTTGGTTAGTTTATTGCCGTATTCCGCGATGAGATGTTCAAGTTGTGCCACTTTGCGTAGCAGTTCTCGTTTGTCTTCTCGCAGACTGTCGAGGTCGCGTTGCAGATCGCTGATCCACGCCTCATAGAAAATGGATTGGTTGTCGCTCATGATACCTCCTGAGTGTTTGGTAGTTGTAGTTCTATTCCGCAGTTCGGGCAGCACCAGCGTTGTTCTTGCTGGTTGACTGCGCGAAGTTCTTCTTGCAATCCGTCAATAAGCATTTGTGCTTTGCGTCGGTTGAACCCTGTTCGGTGCGATGGTATGCGACCGAGTTGCAGTTCAAGTGCGGTAATCATGCGCAACTGTTTCTCGGTTACTTCGTCGTTCCATGCCATTAGCACAAGCTTCTTCTGTATCGTTGTCGTTCCGGTGGGGTCATTCCACCCCAAATACCGTATGCGATGTAGTTGTTCATTGCAAATGCTAGACAGCGTTCACGTACCGGACATCGGTTGCAAATCGTGAACGCTTCGGGGTTGTAATGGTTGTTGTCTCCTGGGAAGAACAGGTCGCCTGAGAGTCCGTAGCAGGCTGCTTCGTCTTTCCAGTCCTGGTGTTTGTCGGCCAGTTCCCATTCGCTTAGCAGTTGCATGTACGTGTACTTAGAGTTTCCACGGTTGCCATCCGTTTCCGTTGGTTGTTTGCGCATAGTCGTAGATGGCTTTCGCTGAGAGGAGGTTGAGGTATGGGTTGAATAGTTGTTCGCATCCAACAGTAGATAATGCGCCGACGGTTTGCAAGTATCCTCCTGGATACCAGCGTGTGCCTTTGCACCAGCTTCGGTCGTTGATTTGGGTGAGGCCGACGTCGGCTGAGCCATCTCGGTTGAGGGTGGTGTTGTGTGCCTCGGGCTGGCATCGGGACTCGCGCCACATCACATAGTCGAGGGTGGGGAGGAGGTCGGGTGTCCAGCCTGCCTCGACAGCCAAGGCCCACCATTGGGGGCAGAGGGCATCTGCCGGTATCGGCAAAGTGGTGGTAGGTGCCGTCTCAGGCGCAATAGGAAGCGTTATAAGCGTCGTTACAGGGGTGGGGGTAGGTGTGGGAGGGGTCGGTTCGGACACCCCCCAAAAGCCCACAAGGGCGAACGTTGCCGTCAAGCCTGCGAACAGGCGGATAATCCACTCCATCTATTTCCCCTTTACCTTAGTTCACGACCACTCGTGATCTGGCCAAGACCTTTCTACCAGCGAACCTAACGCTTGCAACACCATTCTTGTCACTTCAGCCGGAGACGCACCAATCATCACTGCATCCAACTCGTCCTCCTCGAATCCTTCGGGGCCAGCGGCAGCAACGAGGGCAGCCATCCCGATGATGCAGGTGGCAGCCTCAAAGTTTCGGACTTGTTGTTCGATTTCGGTTCCGTCGTCGGGGTTACGCCCGAAGTAAAGCTTCACGTGAAACAATGTCCGCTATCGCAACCATGTTCAAGGTTCGGGTCTACATTGTCAAACAGCGTGTCTTGCGCAATGGCGATGGCGTCCGTCAACCTTTTGCCAAACTTTGTCAGATACACAGGGTTTTTGCCTCTTGCTTGCTGCTTGGCAATCATCACATCTTCCAACTGTTGAGCTTTGTCAAACAGTTCTGGACTGTCTCGACGCAACTCAGCCCACACTAATGGACGGTGGAATGGGCAAAAGAAGCAGGAGGATTTTGGGGGAACAGGTATGCCTGAGTCGGTAATGACGTTGACACAGCCCGTACGACTAATGCCAAGGTCAAGTAGGGGGTAGACGCGTTGCTGCATGTTTTCTTCTGCGCCCCTGCCTGCTCGTTGTATCTCGTCGGTTGAAATGCCAATGGCAACTTGGGCGGGATCGTCTTTCTTTGCCCCGTTCTTTTTGACCCACCGACCTACTGTTTTGATTTTGAAGTCAACCGTGCAGGATCGTTGCAGCGGCATGTTGATGTCGCCGTACACCGGTATCAGCATCCGTTTGGAATCGGGTTTCATTATCTCGTTCCAAATCGTCGTCGGTTCACCGTTCTTTGTGGTGTGAAGCTCAATGAGGTTCAGGCCGTTGTCTTTTGCAAACGGCATGGCTATCTCCCGAACGTACTTCAACGTGTCAGGGTGTTCGCTGTCGTCACCTGTGTTGGCAAACAGAACGGCATCTATCGGTCCACCCATGACCTCTTGGAGTTTGCCTTGTGCAGCCAAGGCAAGCATCGCTGTTGACTGAACTCCGCCACCGTAGGAAATGACTCGAAGTGTCATGGCTGGATGATGAGACTAACAAGGTCACTGAACTCATCCAAATCCATGAGAATAATGCCTTTCGTTGTCCCGTCTGGCATCGCTACCATCACGAACGGGCGAATGTCGCCCAACGCCTTCGCCGCATCAGACTGGGCTTTAGCGGCATAGAAACGGGTAGCAATCGGACCGATCTGTAAGCCGGCTTTGATTTCGGTACGAAAAGCACCACCCCAATTCTCCTCGTGACGTGTAAGGTGACCGCCCAACCCCAACTTTTTACGGGCACGACGCGCCTTCGCATCCCCTTTAGTCCGATTTCTACGACCGCGAGCGGCAGGATCGGCACACCCTCGTACGCGGCGTACGCCACGTCGGTCGGGTCTTCCCAAAGTGCCAAACAGCGGGCAGTTGTCCAAGATGCATCTGTCCTTATTGCCTTGACATTCCCCTTTGCGTTCATCGGTCATATCCCCATTCTCCACAAGATGCGGCTAATGGCGGCTCCGACCGCAGCACTAGCCAAAAGCGTAAGTACAAACATGCAAGTCATGAGGCCCTCGCATCGAGAATCTCAATCACTTGCGACGCCTCACCCTGATTCATCTGTTCCATCTTGTTGATAGGACGGTTGATGAGATCGGCACACACCTCAGTCTTCTCCGTAAAGGATGCGACACCTGATGCGTTGAGCAGCGCACGAATCTTGCCGATTTGTGCTTTCGTTGCCGGCTCACTGGGGTTCTTCGGGTACGGGCCTTCGTGTTTGGTTTCCGCAATCACTTTGACTTGCTCACCAAACACGTTCTTCACCGCCTCCACAGGGTCAGCAGGTTTCTGTTCTGCCTGCTTGAACGCGTCCCGCAGTTTTGGTGCGTCCTCGTCGGTGATTGCGTCAAGGTTGACGCCAGCATCTTTGGCCACCTGGTCAGCGTCGATCCCTTTCTTGGTGCAGGCTTCACGGAACTTCGCAACGAAATCTTGGGACACTGGCTTCGGTTCGGCAGGTTTGCGTGGCGTAGCCGCCTGCTCCTCCCACTCCGACTTCGACCACAAGCTGAGGCTGATGCCGAATCGCATGGCTGCGTTGCGTAGGAAGTCTCCGATGAGTTCCTTGTCAAGGTCTGGTTTGTCGTGGCGGGCTGAGCCGACACCCAACCTGGTTTGACCTAGCACTGTGAGCTTGCCCCACATCACAGCCATACCGTTCACCGTGTTGATAGCGGGACGACCATCGGTAGTCCATGCCACCGGTTCCCATGACCAGTTCGGGTCAACCTCAATCAGAATCTTGGTGATCTCAGCGTGTCCTACGAAGTCGAGGGTGATGCCGCCTCGTGGGAGTTTGCCGACGATAGACGGGTCGGGCACCCCATAGTTGGTGAGGATGTCTTGCAGGTTCATTGGTTGTTCTCCTTCTTCAGTTGGTTGTTGATTTCTTCTATTACATCTGGACGGTTCTCTACGAGCCATAGCCACGCAAGTTTGCGTTTCGTTTGGAGTCGCTGGTTTGCCCGCTTCTGTTTAGCTTTACCTGCGGGTGTGTCATAGTAAACCTTGTTGTAGGTGGTCATTTGCCTGACACCCTGAACGTGCGTACCGGTGACGACTTGCGATACTTTTCCCACAACGCTGGGTGATCCTTCTGAAACTTCTTGGAGTCGAACGATTCGCGTTGCGTCGTTTTCCATGTGCAGACAAGTTCGTCTTGGATGAGGCCGTATTCGGCGTCGCCCAAAATCTCGCACAGTTCTGCTTTGCACGCATCCTCTGACGCTTCCGCAGATTTGATTTGCTCCTTGGCTAGTAGCAGTCGCTCGATGGTGGCGAGTGCTGACATTGGGAGTTCAACTTCTTTCTTGGCGGTGCCTTCTGGGTGGCGGTCTTGCACGTGACGGTATTCAAGTACGGCGTCATCGGGCATGATGCCCATGTCGATGGCTGCGAGGAATCGTCGGCACGCCTCAATGTGGGTTTGTTTCTCATCGCTTGACACCGCCTGAATGTGGAAGTGCAGGTCAAGGGTGGAGTCAAACACGACCCACGTAATCTCCGAGACGCCGGTGCAGATGGCTTGCTGTACGCCCTGCCAATACCAGTAGTCGGGCAGTTCGCCACGCCAAATCTTGTTCGTCGTCTTCTGCTCAAACACCCTGCCGTCTTTGCTCATCGAGTCGATGGTGGCAATCAGGCGTACGCCTGGTTCGTCCCAGCAGTAGAGGGTTTGTGGTTCGGTGAGTGGATGTCCGAGCAGTTGGGCTGCCCAGTCACGGATCGGTGCTTCAAGGGTGGTGCCTCGCAGCATCGCAGAGTTCTGCTCCTTGGGTTGCGGTGGCGTCTCGGAGAGCAGTTCGTTGGCGAGGTCTGCGACGGTGATGAACGGGTGTTGTCCGTGGACTGCGGCGCAAGCTGAGGCTGCGATGCGGGCTTCACCGTTGTCGTTACGCCATCTGACTTCGAGCCACGCGTTTGAACCGTGGGCAGGTTTGTTTATCTGAGTGAGCATTGCTTATCCCCTTTGGTTGTTGTGATTACATTATCCACCATACAGGTGGGGTGTCACAAAGTCAAATATTCCAGTCAGGCTCACCAAGGATTGACACACGCTGCACCATCCCCTGAGGAATGTGCGTCACCATACCCACCGTGTCCAACTCCGGTTCTTCACCAGGACACCACGAACAGGTCACCGACACATACCCGTCGAGTAGGTCGGGCCACAGCCAACCGACTGATACGACGTGCTGGGTTTTAGGTTTGTAGTCCTTGGTGTTGATCCAACCGTTGCTGGAATCGAACGCGTCTATCCAATGCACGGCGACCAGCGACCATGGGCAGGACATGGCTACCAGCGTTCCTTTTTGCGGTCAGCAGAAAAGATTGGTGCGTGGAACGTGATGTTGTGTTTCGGTGTCACGACTGCCAACGCCTGCTGTGGTTGCTCAAACTGGAAGTTGTTGATGAACGCATACTCATCGTAACCCTTCAAGCTGCCGTTGACGACAAGGTGTGGGGATGGGAGGTATTGGTGCCAGTGTCCGATCCAAAGTGTCGAAAAATCTTGTCCGGTGGTGAGGTACCGTTGGGCTTTGCGTGCCCGCATCCGCATGATCGGCGGATAGATACCACCGATACCGCCACCGCCAGATACCTGGTCACCGTGGGATAGCAGATGGTTCCACTCGTAGATAGACACCAACGCATCCGTACCCTCGGGGATGTCAAAGGTGACGCGTTTGTCTTTAGCGAAATGCTTCTCGACCATTTTGCCGAGCAGCCAATCGAAGTTTGTTTTGGCTCGCAGTTTCATGCGCGGCTTACGAGACATGCGCCCGTGGTTGCCGACAACGACCGGCACATGGACTTTGCCGAACTCGTTCGCCAACACATCCACAGCCGCAGCCACCTGCTCAGACCAGAACAGGACTGAGGAGATCATGGTGTCCTCGTTGGTTTGGGCTAGTTCTTCGTGGATGTCTCCAGAGAAGATGTCGCCACCCAACATGAGTACCACCCCGTCGTAGTCCACACCGGCAAGGTAGTGGCGTGCGACGTTCACGGTGTTCGTTGCCCACTTGTGGAGACGCATGACCGCTATCTCACGGTTGTATGCGTTCAACCCTTCCACCTCATCGGGGTTCACCACTTCATCAAAGTGGGTGTCTGAGAGCATGAGGAGCAGGGTTGCTGCTGACGGTTTGGGTTTTGCTGGGGTCATCCACTTTGGTGGTTCCAGGCGTGTCTGCTCAACGGAGGACACGATGGATAGGGCACGGTTCGCAGCGTCAAGTTCTTCCCGTATGCGGGTCAACTCTTTCGTTGCGACGTCTCGTTCACGTCGAGCCTTGATGAGGTCAGCTTTTGCTAGTGCCTCGTTATCGTCGGACAGTTCGTCTTTGAAACTCATCGGGTGGCCAACTGACGAAGGTAGTCGCGTCGCAGTTCGCTGATGGTGCCGGTGCCGATGTGGACACCGCGTTTGGCGAGCGCCCTACGCAACGATGCTTGACTAATCTTTGGTTCTTGTAACGCTTCGCAGAACTCGTCGAAGTCTTTCTTGTCAAGTTTCTCTTGTATTTCTGACCACTTGTTGCGGCGAGGGGTGTTGACTTCACCCATCAGTTCGTCCATCATCCCCATGTTGAATCTCCTGTCTTGTAGTGCTTGTGTAACTGGTCGAACACTCGGTCAATCTCTGACTGTTCTTCGCGCTGCTTTCTGCGCACCATGTTCAGGCAGCCGAGGTAGCCGATGGCGTCTCGCGTGTTGTCGGGGACGTTCAGTTCGTTTATCAACTCGTTCGCCAGACGAGACAGTTTCATTGACACCATGAACATGATGCCTTCTTCTGCGCTCAGGTTGATTCCTGTGATGGCACGGAAGATGTCTACCGTGCGTGAGTAGTCCTCTAGCGGATGGTCGTAATCGTTTTGGCGTTGACCGGTGATGAGGTTGTATGCCTCACTTATGATCTCCGCGCCTGCGGTTGCTGGTTCCATGTTTCCCCTTTGTGAGTTGTTCGGTTTTCTCAATCAGGTTCCACAGCTCGTCCTGATCTCCGACGCCTGGATAAACCTTCCTAAGAAACTTTGCTAGTTGCTTCAACTCCATTTTGGTGAACTGTTCGCCCATTGTCAAGTATCCCCTCCGAGGCATGTGAATCTAGGTGGCTGGTGAGCCGTTCGTCAACTCGGTCCACTTTGTCTTCGACTCGCATCTGGGACTTGCGTAGCACCTGCAACAGGCCGACAACGATTTGGTGGTCGGTATGGTTTTCCTTCTTGAATTGTTGGAGGACTGCGACGATAATCCCGCCGACCGCCGTAACGACGGCAGCAAGGACAAGCGCCCAACCCCCGTCCACTATGCCTCAGCAGGCTTGTTTGCTAGCCACTCTTTGACACGTGTAGGGGCATTGTCACCGGCTACATAACGCAGATGCCACGGCTCAGACTGGACTTCCCATGAGAAACCGAATGACTGTGCGTGTTTGAGTAACCACTCCAAGCGTTTGCCGCTGGCGTTCGCAATATCAACAGCAATACCAAGGTTATGGTTGGAGGTCCCTGGGACCGCCATTGGTGCTACGCCTTTTTTGAGGTACCACGCTTTGTTTTTGTAGATGCGCGGCGTTTGCTTGAGGAGCTTTTTGTTCGGCTTGTCTGTGTACCTTTGGTAGAAGCCGTACTCTTGGGTTTCGAGGGAACGGTACGTGTCGGCTTGGCTGGTTGGGGAGAGGTCGATACCGTCGGCGTTGGCTGCTGCGTCCATTGCTTCGTATGCGTCAGCCGCACAATGATGGAGTTTGCCTTTGCCTTCAATACCGCGAAGGAGCGACGGATCGAGTTCACCAGGTTTTACCCCTTTCAGGTGAGAACACAGTTGTACTTTGACTACCGGATATTTGTCGGGCATTACTTCTTCCCGAACGCCTCTTGGATTTCTTCACTGGTCAACTCTCCGTCAGTTGAGGCGGAGGCAAGCTTTTGGATGACCTGCACAACGGCCATGAACCCTGCGAGGAGAGCAGACTTGGCTACCGATACACCGATCACGGCGCCACCGGTGACCGCTGGGAGGGCGTTGGCGAGGAACAGGGAAAACAGGCGTTGTCCCAAGTCCAAGAACTTGGCGACGGTTGCGTTGGCTTTGAGCATGATGTCAGTCATCTTTCCCCCCTGTGAAGGTCAGGACTGAGTGTAGCACCAGTGCTACGCCTGTGATCCAGAGAGCTTGACGCAATGTTGGACCCGAGAGGGTAATAAGTACTAGCCCTGTGCCGGCTAAGGTCCACGAGTTTTCGGTGATGTAGTCAAGTATGCGTTTCATTATCGGCGTATCCTAGTCGCTCCTGCGGCGGTGATGGCTGCGCCGATGGCGATGAGGGCGCGACGTTCCCCGACGGGGATGTTGGAGCCTGTCGGAATATAGTCATCCAGTCCTTCTTTGAAGATGTCTACCTTTTCTTCAAACGCTTCTCTGACTTCGGTGGGGGCGTCTTGGACTACGGCTACCAGTTCCGCCACCTGTGCCTCGTCTAACGCGCCGAGGTCAAGGGCTTCAAAGATTGCTTCGGCTTCCTCACTGCTGATTGTGGCAAGTACCTCTGGGTTGCTGGCTAGGGTTGCTGCCTGCTCCGATGTCGGCTCCTCGGGTATGGTTGATGCCGATGGTTCTTCTTCTGTTTCCTGTTCTGGGAATGTTTCTTCTGGTGTCGTTTCTGTTTCTAGCGTTGTTTCGGGTTGAGGCATTTCAGGCTCGGTTGTCGGAGGAGTCTCAGGAGTTGAGTCCTGTGGCTCGTCGTCTTCTGGCTGAGGAGGAGTGCTGTCAAGGGGAGGCTCTTCCTCCTCGACAGGTTCCGTAGTCGTTGTAGTTTCTGGCTCGGGTTCTGGCTCGGGTTCGGGTTCTGTGGTGGTGGTTGCTGGCGGCACATAAACAGTCGTCGTCGTAGTGGTGGTGGTTTGTTCGGTAGTTGTCGTAACCGCCTCTGTGGTCGTGGTAACAGGCTCAGTCGTAGTTGTCTCAGGGATAGTCGTCTCAGGAACGGTTGTCTCAGCCACCGTGGTCGTGGTGGTCGGTGGGGTGGAGGTTTGAGTAAACGCCTCATCGGGGACGATGGCCCAGCCTTCGTTGTCAATGTTCCAAGCAAGCATGTAGCAGCTTCCGCCTCCCCATTCGAAGAACCAGCCGTCTAGCGGATATGTGCCGGCGCCAAGCTCCAATGTGATCTGCTCACTCCATTGGCAGCTTTTCACGTTCCATGTGCCGAACTCGGTGTCTGCGATTTGGATGGTGCCGCCGTCGTCGGCTGCGACCATGAACTGAATCGTCTCGTGTTCGGGGAGGGTGATGAATCCTGTGTAATGAACCATAAAGAGGTCGTAGCCGCAGTCTTGGAATGGTTCGCCGTTGAAGTTGCGGTTGATGTTGTTTTCTATCTCTGACCCGCAGGTTGGGTAGAGGTCGTCTACGCGGAGGGGGATGCCTGTCGGCTCATAGGTGTAACCAACAGCGTTGAGTCCTGGTTGTGCGTCGGCTTTGGCTGGGGCAGCGAGCGCGAGGATTGCTGCTGGGAGAAATATCAGCCATCGAAGGCTGTTATTCGGGCGCATCCTCAACAGGTGGTGATGTGAAGACGTCTAGTGCGGGGTCGTAAAGGTCACCGATGCCAGCGTATTTGCCACGGAAGTTTGCGTTGAAAGACGTTTGCTTCCAGATGCCGCCAAGTTTCAACGTGTTGGCAATGAACGCTCGACCAGCCGCACAAGTGTCGGGGAAGTCAAGTGTCGGTTCGCCGCACACATCGTTGCTGATGCTGATAACACGAAGCACTGTGTTGGTGTTGTCTAGTTCTGCAAAGTAAGCCATGTTATGACCACCCGATAGTGCCTGAGTCGTTGAATGTGTAAATCTTGAAACCCGCAACCGATGTGTCTACTGACCCGCCTGTCAAAGTAGTCGCAGTCTTTTCGGACGACAATGTGCGAATGATGACAACACCTTTACCGCCAGCACCACCAACAACGGGCGAAGCATCGCGTGCACCACCACCACCGCCACCTGTGTTGGCTGTTCCAGCATTTCCAGGTGTGGCACTCAGCCCAGACCTACCAGCGCCACCGCCTCCTGTTGCTGAACCACCTGTGTCGCCAGCGCCGCCGCCGCCACCTGCACGAGTGACTGATGAACCCGTGATAGATGATGAGACACCAGCGCCGCCAGCACCACCGTTGTTTGTTGCTTGTGTATCTTGTCCTACTGCGCCAGCACCACCACCGCCACCAGAACCGAAACCTGTGGTATTTGCACCACCAGCGAAGCCCTCATTTGCTGTACCTGTTCCGCCTGCGGTGCTAGTAAGATGACCGCCGCCGCCTGAACCGCCGTTGGCGGAAGTGTTTGCGCCTTTGCCACGACCACCACCAGCGGCAGTAATCGTCGATAAGCCTGTGCCAGCAATAGAACTTGCGACACCTGGCGCATTTGACGCACCGCCTGCACCTACGGTAACCGTGTATGTCACACCGCTTGTCACCACCATTTTCGCTTCGGCTGAACCGCCACCACCAGAGTTCTCGCCAACCACTGATGACCGATAGCCACCAGCACCACCACCGCCACCGTTGTAAGTAGTGCCATCAGAATCGCCGCCACCACCGCCACCAGCGATGACCAGATACTCAACCGAAGAAGGAACTAGCGCAGGCTTTTTTCCGAAACCTGAGATAGGTTCACCTACCCGTGTGCGTTTACCGTACCTAGACATCAGACACCTATGCGGTGATGCGGTTCACGTAACCGAAAATGTTGATAGCACTAGTCGTAGCAGCAAACGCAGCAACAACCAACGCTGTAGCCGCGCCCACAATAATAAGACCAGGCACCACCAAATACAAACCCGACTCAGCGGGAACAGTGAACTCCATGATGTCGCCACCAGCAGTTGCACCACCCCACTCAATCGTCAACTTGCGGTCAGTTGAATCATAATTCGTTGCATACAACCAAATCTCATCAGTTATCGACGTGTTCGTAGAACCCGTATGGATTGTTTTGCCTGGGGTTGCCGAATCGTCAATGTGGATACCACGACCATTTGTGGAACCGCTGAGAGGAATCTTGCTGAATGTTGCCATGATGCTCCTATGTTAGCCGAATATCTGATTGGAGAGAATGTTTTGGTCATCGTCCCATACGGGCGTTGAAGATGGAATCGCCGCCCACTTCAAGCCAGTTGAAGCAGACGAGTCGGCGGTCAACACGTAGTCGTTGGTGCCAACACCAAGACGAGCAACATCGGTGCCGTTGAACGCAACAAGGTCACCCTTGGTCGTCCAACGCGACGCCAAGAAGTTCGCCTCATCAGCATCATCCGCAGAGAACACCGGATAAATCGTCGCACCCGACGCATGACTCTGAGCAGTCGTATCATCCTGCGCACGAGTCAAAGTCAACACGGAACCGGAGATCGTGGCGCTGCACTTCTCCTCGCTCGCAGTCCCAGGACTAATCACAACATAGAACGGAACACCAGCCGTTGAAGGCCAACCAGTCGTCGCCGCCAACGTAGCCGACGTATCACCAGACGCCAAAGCGTTCGTGATCGTCGTCTGCGCCGCCGCGCCCTTGTACTGTCTACGAGTTACTGCTGCCATCGGCTCATCATCTTACACTACGCATAACCACAATAGCCGTCCCCTCAAAATCGTTCGTCCGATGGGCGTTCACCAACTGGGCTATCCGCATCTGCACATTCTCAACCACCACCGCAAACGTCTCCTCGTTCTCCTGATAGGTCACCACCCGAGGGTTCTCCACCAAGTCACGCAAATAGCCGAGTTCACGGTCCACATCCTGCCAGTATTCCCGTCCGTTGATAGACAGCCTGTGGTGCATGATGAGGGGGACGGAGAAGATTTGGGATCGTAGCGGGGCGGCATAGGCGCGAGCCATCCAACGGGTAAGGGTTGGACCGGTGCTGGTTACGGCGTCACGGTTGAGGGTCACTTTGATTTCGGCTTCGAACACCTTGTCTTCCAACCCGTCAAACGTCTTTTCCTTCACATTCGCCGTAGTCAGGGTGGCGAAGTCAAAGAAGTCTCCGCCGTCTGATGCCACCGACATGGTGACCGAACCCTTCAACGGCAAGCAACGCAAGTCAAGTTTGGGGATGAACTTGGCGTCCGGTACACCCCAACGGTAGATACCTGATCGTAGATAGCCAGAGGCGACCAGGTTCGTGGCGTGGGGTGTGAACACGCCGACACCTGAGACGGTGAATAGTGGCTTGTTTTGGAACTCGTGGATTGACTGCACCGTACCTTGTGCGGTGGCCATCAGATCGGTTGCGTATGCCGGCTGGTTCGGGGAGATGAATACGGAGATGTCCATGCGTCCGATGCCTGTGGAGGTGGAGTCAAAGTTGGACCATGAGAAGTAGACGTATTGACCGATGCCTGCCATCGCTCCGACTGCTGCACCTGTTTGTACGAGTGGTCCGACGGTGAGGTTGCCGTCGGTGTCCGACGAGCAGAAACGGAATCCTGTGGTCGTACCCAGGATGATGTAGCCGAGGTAGCCGTAGATGGATTGGACGATTTCTCCGAGGGGTAGTTCGGCGGCTGCGGTTGGGA